CAGTATGCTCGCTACGTACTTCCGGGATATGACTTTTCAGCAGTTAGGGCCACTGGAGACAAGGTGACTAGGGCTAGACCATTTGCGGCAGCAACAGCCAATGGGAACGTGAGAATCGTCCGTGGGGCGTGGCTGACCGAATGGCTGGACGAATTCTCCTCATTTCCAGAAGCCTGCGACCATGACGACCAAGTTGACTCTGCCGTTGGTGCATTCACCCACCTTGCTGGATTGGGGTTGCCACAGCGCCGATCCATCGCTATAGTAGTTTAAAGATAAACCACCTACAAAGGAAATATTAATGTCACTAGAAGCAGTGAACTCACTGAGAAAAGCAATACTGCAACTCGATTCTGAACTTTCAAAGTTCATTGAATCAAACCCAAGCACAGCAGAAGCTGGGGAAGTTCTACTCAATCTGAATTTGACAAAGCGGGATCTTGGTTTTGTCTACGACTCATTCAGCAATGCTTTTTCACGCATCATGGAGTCAGAGCAGAGCCTTGGTGTTGAACTTGCCAATGGCGCAACGATTGAGAAGAAGAGTTCATACGATAGGAAGGGATGGCAACACAAAGAACTTGCGTCTGCCGTCGTTGACAGAATTATTCAGTCAGCAACAGACATGGATACTGGAGAGATTGTCAAGGACTCTCGGGAAATCGCCCTTGAGTTGATGAACTATTGCGCACCGTCTTACTGGAGGGTTAAAGAACTCTCGGTAATCGGAATCAATCCAGATATGTATTGCGAAACTGGAGATCTAAAAACAAGCATCATCGTAAGAAAGGGTGATAACCAATGAGCAATGAAATCATGAAGCAACTGTCTGAACCATTCCCACCAGAAATGGAAAAGACAGTTTCCAAAAGCGGTACACAACTCACGTACATTCCAGTAAGCGAAGTAATCAATAGGCTTAATAAAGTTCTGGGCATTGACAAGTGGGATTTCACGATTATCTCTTGTGCCAGAGATCAAATTGACCCAGAATTCGTAGTTGCCCAGGTTCGCCTCACGTGGAACCCACCAGCCAAAGAAGACGGTCATGGGTATGTTGAGCCAGTCGTCAGGGAAGGAATTGGCGGTCAGAAGATCAAGCGCAATAAAAAGGGTGAGATCGTTGACCTTGGTGACGAGATGAAGGGCGCTGTATCTGATGCGCTGAAAAAAGCCGCACAGACTCTTGGGGTCGCTCTCTACCTTGCGCGCTCGGATGAGGCAATTGACGTTGAAGAGGCTATCGAGGCATCTAGGGTTGATCCAGAGGTTGAGAAAAAGTGGGATAACTTTGTTTCAATTGTCAAGAATTTGACTGCCGATCAAAAATCGGAACTCAATCAGTTCTGGGAAGTGGCCGGCAAGGGTGAACCAAAGCCGACCAAAAATACTGCGACACACGAATCACTCAATCTCCTGATTGCGGAAGCCACGAGGCTTTCATTTGCCGAAAGTTCGTATGCAGGAAAGTGAACTGAAACCACCTCCGCATCTATCCGTATCTTCAATACAGACTTTCCAGCAGTGCCCACTGAAATTCAAGTTCAATAAAATTGACTTGATTCAGGACGCCCCCGGCGAGGCTGCGATACTTGGAAACTTTGTTCACGATGTGCTTGAACTGATGTACAAGCAGGACAAGGAATCTCGTACTCAGAACTTGGCAAAATTTTATGCTCGCCAACTGTGGGACGAAGTTTGGTCGCATAACGTGAAGCCACTCAACCTCACCGATGAACAAATACGAAGGTTTCGGTGGAGTGCATGGTGGTGTATTGAGAATCTATGGAAGATTGAGAATCCCCAGGAAATCTCTCCAATTGCAATGGAGCATGAGGTGAATGTTGAAATTGGGGGTGTGAAAATCAAGGGTTTCATAGATAGATTTTCACAAAGCGAAGACTCGCTAATGCTTACAGTGACTGACTATAAAACTGGTAAGACACCACGAAAAGAATTCCAAGATGACAAGTTTTTCCAACTCAACGTGTATGCGAAAGCCTTGTCATTATCCGGTATTGGCGAGGTTGACCATGCAGAACTCTTGTACCTCAAGGATGGGGTACGACTAAAGAGAGACATAACAGATAAAGGGATTAATGAAACAGTAGAGACAATACAGAGAGTTAAAAGCGAAATAGATGAAAGTTGTAATACGGGAAACTTCCCGGCAGTCACATCAGTTTTGTGTGGCTGGTGTAGTTATAAACCAATTTGTCCGAAATGGAATAAAAAATGATTAACGATGATGTTTTTGCAGGAATGGTTGCAGAGGAAGTAAAGAACAAACTTCCGAACCTCCAAAAGAAAATTCTCTTGGAAAAGGAGAATTGGGAACGCTGGCGTGAAGCGTTGCTGGCTTTGGTTGACAACCTCGAAGAGCAGATTGAGAATATTGATGCTGACGCAGAGGCTGACAAGATCCGCTATGAGTCAATGGGTACAAGCGGTCGCCGACTTGCCAAAGAGGCGGCTCAGGCATACAACAGCAGAAAGACGAAGATCAATCGCTTCCTCTTCCACGTCAATAAGCGACTGGATCAGGTTGTCAACATGATTGAAACTGGCGATGTCATCCAGTCAGATGGATGGGCAGAGGCAGACTTCTTCAAGAAGGCAATCATTCGCCATCGCTCACTATTGCGTGAGTATGACCTTGAAGACACTGCCATTGACAGGGCTTTGTGGTCTACACTTGATGGCCAATGGCAGTTTGACTCCATTGATCCGTCGTCGCTGTAACTAAACCACATGGAGGTTTTCCATGCTGAAGCGCAGAAAGCCTCTAAAGGCAAAAACTCCACTTAAGCAAAAGTCGCAACTAAAAAAACGATCTAAAAAAACTGAAAAGTTGTATTCAGAAAGAAGACCGTTTGTTGAGAAAATACTTAAGGAACGACCGCTGTGCGAAGCGTGCAAAGTTTTTGCTGCGCATGATGAAAAAGTTACCTATAGGCAGCACATGAGCAAAGATGTTCACGAGATAGTTCGTCGCTCTCAGGGTGGATCTATTCTGGATGAGTCAAATGTTCTTGCTGTTTGCAGACCATGCCACATAAGAATTGGTAATTATCCACAACTTGCATTTGACTTAGGTTTAGCAAAACATGGATGGGAAAAATAATTACTTCAATTATTGCTCCTTTCTGTAAAAGAACGAGCAATACAATCTTGTGTTAGGTACAGTACCCAAGCAACACTAACTTTCGCATCACACAGAAAGGCAGGTGGTCCAATGTCTAGTGGATTACTCCACGGCAAGGAAGCTGAGGTCGCATAGGGGGACATCACCTACCCTATTCACCCAAGCCACAACCGCTGGTTGCTCTGCAGGCACCGGCGGTTGTTTGCTGTTCTAAAACATTTAAAAATGTGCTATAAATTAAGTTGCTGGGCGTGCTCATCAAAACCTTAGGACCGTTACAGGTGCAGAAGCCGGGGGGCTAGTTCTCCTCGGCTTCTGCATGTAGTAGGTTCTCTTCATGCAGTTGATGGGTCTGGATTTATCGCTTACATCTACTGGATATTCTATAAATCAAGAAACTGGCATAATTTCCATCAAAGAAAAAGGCGCAGAGAGACTATCAATTATTTCAAACAAAATAATTGATTTGGTTATAGATAATTCAGTTGATGTTGTGATAATTGAAAGTTACTCATTCGCATCCAGGAATAGCCAAGCGCATAGCATTGGAGAACTTGGTGGTGCAGTGCGTATGCGCCTTTGGGAGTGCGGCATGCCATTCATTGATGTTCCGCCAACCTGTAGGGCAAAGTTTGCTACTGGGAAGGGGAATGCCGGAAAGAGTGAAGTGATCTCGGCAATATCGGCAAAAACGAATATTGTCTGGTCTGGGCCTGGTGCTGATGACAGATGTGATGCGTGGGTTCTCGAGCAAATGGGTTTTGCTCAACTGGGAAAATCACTATATGATTGGACAAAAGTGCAACTGTCTGCACTTGAATCAATAGATTGGGGAGTAATGAAGGAGATAGACATTGAATCGTAGTAACCCGATTAGTCAGGTTGATGTTGAGAGTGAAATATTGCGACTGCTTGACGACTTGGAAAGGGAAACTGAGGCGTTTGAGGCGCTAGCTGTTGATGCCTCAAAAAAGGAAGCCCTCTACAAGTCAAATTGGGCTAAGGAGTACCTCTCAGCTAAAGGCTCTATTAAAGAGAGAGAGGCTTGGGCTGACTACAAAATGGACACTATTGCCTACGATCTGAAAATTGCAGAAGCCCTAGTTAAGAGCAAAAGGGAAAAATTGCTAAGTTTGCGCACGGCAATTGATGCAATGAGAACACTTAACGCAAATGTGAGGGCACAGGTATGAAATTTAAGAAACGTGATGTCAAGTTCGGAAGATCTGGTAACTCCCTGTTTCCAAGAAGGCTCACTGGTGTTTGGGACAATTTCTACCAAGATGTTATGGCTTCGCACGAAAAAGCCCATGAGGAAGAATTTGCACGCATAGTCCCTTGGCCGTTAGCCCCAAAGTCAATTGATGAATTTATATCAATTTCAGAAAGCAGAGCTAAATGGCGCAAAGAAAATGGTGGAGAAGAAGTTCCTACTAGGTGGTCGTGCATCGTGACCCACGATCTGATGGAGGACATAACTATGACACTAAAGGAACTAAGGGATGCCAAACGGAATACATGATTCACTAAAATCACTAGCAACTGATTTATCAGTACTAGTACCCCTTGATGGGAACCCACGCATTGGCGATGTTGATGCAATCATGGCTTCGTACAGGGAATTCGGCCAAGTTAAGCCGATTGTTGCGCGGAAAAATGATGATGGCACGGCAACGGTTATTGCTGGAAATCATCAATTAATGGCTGCTAGCCAACTTGGGTGGGACAAAATTGCTGTCGTTTTCCTTGAAGCAGATGACAGAAGAGCGATTGCATTTGCAATTGCCGACAACAGGACGATGGAACTTGGATACACAGAGCCAGAACTCCTTGAGGAACTTCTTTCTGAAATAAGCACGGAATATCCAGAACTGCTTGAAGAGCTCGGCTGGGACGAGTTTGACATGGCTGAAATAGAGCACACAAATTTGAGGAACAGTTCAGATCTGTCCTCAACTGGTGTGTACACAACTCCAGTCATTAATGAGCAACCAAAGTTTGATG